AACTTATGGCTCTTACCCTGCGAACGTTCGTTGTGCTTACGGCCCTCCCCCTGGTAAAGAACCGGAAGATTGTTTTGAGATTGGTCAGGTATTTGATCCATCTACACGCGAATGCACTTTAGCTTGCCCTAATGGCCAGTTAAATGGTGAGTGCCTCGAAAACCCCGAATCAGAATGTGACCATCATTCGCCTGATTTTATCGGGTACGTTGGCCCAGGTCGTTCGGCTGTTTGTGGGGATCAGGTTACAGAGTGTAATGCGGCAGGCGGTCAGTTTGGAATTTTCAACGGTAGCGCTGTTTGTGTCTCTGAGGATTACGGCCCTCCGCCTATTTGCGGGCCTAATGAAGTCTCCGTTTATGACACCTATGGTTTCACCTGTGGGCCTATTTTGAGCGGTGATGGTAATCCGCAATGGCAAGATGGTGAACCAAACGAAGATACAGACGGTGACGGTATCCCAGATACATTCAATCCGAACTTATTAAACAATTATGAAATGCTGCAACTTGTTGGCGGCAATATCTTTAACCAGAACAACCACATCATTAACCAGAACAACATCACGAATCACAACCTGACGAACATTAACAACTCCGTCAACAACCTGAACCAGACCATTAACCAGCAAGGGGAACAGGCAAACCAGAACCTTGAAGGCATCGCCGGTATTCTTGGTCAGATTGCGGGCGACGTTTCCGACATTGCGACAAACGGTATCCCAGGCACTGGCGGCGGTGATGGTGGCGATGGTGGCGATGGTGGTACGGGTGGTGATGGAACCGGCGAAGGTGAGGGCGTAGAGCTTGGCACCATCGAAGGCCTTTTGGGTGATGCCAACGACAAACAAGATGGCACGAACGAAAAGCTCGACAAAATCATTAATGGCGAAGAAGGCGGATTGTCTACGGAAGGCCTCGGTGATGCGCCTGGTTTCGGTGATTCAATCGGCAGACTGCAAACGGCGTTCTTCGATCATCCGACAATTCAGAAAGTAACAACGCTTCCATCATTGGCCGAGGGTTCCAGCTGTCCCGTTTTCACAATCCCAGCTAACGACTATTGGGACGCTCTGACAATGGATATGCACTGTACGGTTTTGGAAGACTACCGTGGCATGTTGTCCGGTATGTTCCTTTTCTTCTGGACTGTCCTGGCTATCTTCGCGTTCTTGAGGGCTTAACGATGTTTCAAGATATTATCGATGCGCTGATTGATATTGTTCTTTGGGTTCCTCGGTGGTTGTTTTCGCTTATTGTCGATGTTCTGGAAATGGTCATTGCCTGGATACCGGAAATCGACATGCTCGACCCTTCAACCGTCTCATCGGGCATGACTTCGGATATGCTCTACTTCACTTCGTTGATGGAAGTTCCCTATGGCTTAACGGCCATCGGTACGGCTTTGTTTGCTCGGTTTGTTGTGCGTCGAATTCCGGTTATCGGGTGATTTATGTCGATTGTCGGTTATTCCGGTCTCCCTGGCTCTGGCAAGTCTTACGGCGTCGTCGAAAACGTGATCATTCCAGCCCTGGAATCAGGGCGGCATATTATTACGAACATACCGTTAAAAACCGGTCGGCTTTCTGACGACTTCCCGCAAGGCAAGGTCACCATTTTTGATAATCGGGACGCTGAAGGTGATCCCGATTTTTTCAGTTTGGATGCACACCCGGGCGGCGTTATCTGGATCATTGACGAGGCTTGGAGGTTTTGGAAGTCCGGCATGAAGTCGGTGAACATTCCCCAGGTGCAAAAGGAGTTCTTCACCGAGCACCGGCACATGGTGGGTGAAGATGGCCGAACCAACGAGATTGTTTTAGTTACCCAGGATTTGCAGCAGCTCTGCGCGTTCGTCCGTGATCTGGTCGAAGAAACCTATCGAGCGGTAAAGCTCACGGCGGTGGGGCAAAAGAACCGGTACCGCGTTGACGTATACCAGGGCGGCGTAACAGGCCAGAAGCCTGGTAAACCGATGCGCCAGCTGTACGGCAAGTACAAGCCGGAAATTTATCAGTACTACAAAAGCCACACCCGCAACAAAACCGACTTCGCGGCTGGTATGGAAGAAAAAGCGGACGACCGCGCCAACGTCCTTAAGCACCCGCTAATTAAGGTTGGTATTCCTGCCGCGCTTTTGGTTATGGGTTTTGGCGTCTATCAGGCCTATAGCTATTTCACCCGATTCAGTGACGATTCTCAGCCCGTTGACGCTCCCCAGGTTCAGCAGTCACAACCAGCCTCCCAAAACCTGCCAGGAATGTCACAGCCTGTCGAATCAGCCCCCAAGCGCAAGATATCCGGCCGAGGTCTCCAACAGGTACGGTTTGAGGTCGAAGACGACTGGTTACCGCTGTCGGATAAGTGGCGCATCGTCGGTGAGGTAAACGGTGTTTATTGGATATGGGGCGAGTCCGGTACCCGAAAAATACACAGTCGCATTTGTAATCGAACGCTTAAAACCGGTGAACCTTACTGTGTCATAGGTGGCAAGCTCGTGACCTATTACAGCTTCAGGGAGCCAAACCGAGAATCTAATGAAGTACGGGCGCGAGGGTATGACCTGAAGCCCGGTTCTGACGGCGCGTGAATGCGAGCGGAGCGACCATCACGCGCCGCCAGAATCCGGGCCTAGACGTCCCTGTAACACGTCTCATAGATAAATCAAAAAAGAACCGTAGCACCACAAAGGAACACAGAAATGCACATAGCAGATTTTGAACGGTTAGATGTTCGTACCGGTGAAACCGGCAAAGGTGATCTGTTCGTAGGTCCTGAAGGTCGTCAGTTCAATTTGCAGGGCGTTAACCTTCTTTGGTCCGGTGTCGATACGGTTCGCCAGTTGTATCAGGGTCGTTTACGTTCTGAAGTCCTTGCCGACATCGTGACCGCTTACGAACAGGGACACGGTGCAACGATGCGGATTAATAACCTGGATTGGGCTGTAATGTCTGGTCGCCGTGGTGGCTTCCGGTACCTTCTCCAGAACCGTGAATACGGCCTGACCATGCTGGTTCAGAATTTCTACGCTGAACCGGACTCCCTGGGCACGCACGTTAAAATAGAAACCTCTCCTACCTGGTTGTATGAGCGCGGAAGCCAACAGGTTCAGGATGAGCTTAATTTCTGGGCGCGTCATTTTCTCGAAGGTCTTCAGCCTTCTGGTGTGGCTATTCACCTGGCGGCAGACTTCCAGGGCTGGCAACCTCCCCAGGATTTTGCGCAACGCTTTGTAACACGCGCAAAAACGGTCAGTGTTTACAACGGGGTCAGTGATCTGGAATGGGAAACCGGTTCAACCGTGAATGGTCGCGGTGAAACCTTCACCTTTGGCAAGGCTAACAGCCTTCAGACCTGTCTTTACGATAAGTCCAAGGAAATCGACGTTTCTGATAAGCGGGCATTCATGGAAAGCATCTGGGAGACTGCCACTAATGAACAGTGTTTCCCGGATACCTGCTATGACCAGGAACAACCGGTTTGGCGTCTTGAAATCCGGTTTCATCACCGCATCATCAATGAAATTGCGGACGGTACCGAAGGAATGCCGGTCATCAAGTCGTTTATCGAGGCGGTACCGCACCTGACTGGCTTTTGGCAGTATGCGCTTCGGGCCAACCGGTTAGAGGTAAAGAAAAATTGGGTTCATCCCATTTGGACCAAGCTACGTGACGACGTTGTTTTCAGTCATCCTGCACCCCAGCTGCTCTATAAACGCGCAAAAAAGCAACCCGGTTGCGGCAACGAAAAAAACGTTTCCCTGGCCTTTGGCAACCTGTTGTCAATTTATGCACGCAACCGGTTTAACCCTCGCCAGGCTTGGGACTGCCTCAAGAAAAGCGGCCTGTGGGACGATCTGACCAACTATTACCGAAACCGGGACATTGCCGAAAACGAACTGTTTCAGCTTGTTCAGGACGGTCTCATAAAGCGGCGGCTATTGGGTAAGGTCTGCGCGTGATTATCAAAACCGCTAACGGTCGCTGGCGCGTTGATGTTCAACCAGGTGGCAGAGGGCAAAAGCGCATTCGTAAAACCTTCGTGTCAAAACCTGACGCGCTACGGTTCGAACGCTGGGCGCTATCGCAGGCTGACGCCGGTACGCTCGGTGATGTTCTCAAGAAGGATAAACGGAAGCTCTCGGAACTCGTCAAGGCCTGGTATCTGGCACACGGTAAGTTTCTGCGTGATGGTGAGCGCCGTTATCGGCATCTTCTCCGCATGGCAAAGGGATTGTCTGATCCTATGGGCTCCAGGCTAACCGCTGACGCTTTCACAGTGTATCGAGCTGCCAGGATCGACGAGGGCATAAGCCCGAAAACTTGTAACAATGAACTCGGCTACCTGAATGCAGTATTGAACGAACTGCATCGAACCGGGGAAATTCGTTATCAGAATCCGTTAAAGAACGTCCGCCCTATTAGCATTCCTGAAAGAGAAATGGGCTATCTGGAACATGATCAGATTCGGCTTATACTTTCCGAAATCGTTGAACGGTCTAAGAATCCACACGTTTACCTGGTCGCTCGTTTATCCCTTGAAACCGGTGCTAGGTGGTCGGAAGCTGAAAGCCTGACGCTTGCCAGGTTAAAACCGTTTCGCGTCACGTTCGATCAAACCAAGTCTGGCAAGAATCGGACGGTTCCTATTTCTGAATCCTTTTACCTGGAACTTCAGCAGCACCTGGAACAATACGGCACCTTTGGAACCTCTACCATCTCAGCGTTTCGCCGTGCTGTTGATCGGACCGGTCTGAAGCTTCCGCCAGGTCAGTGCGCCCATATACTGCGCCACACGTTCGCCAGTCATTTCATCATGAACGGCGGCAACATTCTTACGCTTCAGAAGATTCTAGGGCACTCGTCAATTTTGATGACTATGCGTTATGCTCACCTTGCACCGGATCACCTGGAAGAGGCTGTAACGCTCAACCCGTTAAGCGCGGTTGACACTTGGTTGACACCTGAAGAAAAAACGGAAGGGCAGAAACGAAAAAAGCCCCTAGAAACAGGGGCTTAATTCTTGAAAGGTGGTGGAGACGGCGGGAATTGAACCCGCGTCCGCCAGCACTAGGCCTTGAGATCTACATGCTTAGTGTCCTTCTATTGTTTTAACCTCAAGCGACCCGAAGGCCAGGGTGCAAGAGGCGAGCTCTTTAAATCTTAGCCTTTAGCCAGTGAGCTCTGGATAAAGGAGCATCCCGTAAGCGATGACGTCCTGAGATGTTGCTTCCGAG